AACAAAGTTGAAATTGATATGGCTTTGGTCAATGCTTGGAAAGACCCCGAAGCATACAAATACGCAAGAGCCGCAGAATACCCACCCATCGGTGACCAGTTAGATGCGTTATGGAAGGGCGGTGCAGAAGCCGAAGCAATGCTCGCTAAAGTCCAAGCTGTGAAACAAAAATTTCCCAAAGGAGTAGCGTAAATGGCGAGCGTCATAACGGCAACAAATAGTTCGGGCTTAACTACCTCAGCCGATAACTCAGGTGTATTACAGTTAGCATCGGGTACTGGTAATTTAGTTACTGTTCCATCGGTAACAGGCACAGCAATGGTTAGCGGTAATATGCCAGCGTTTAGAGCAAGACCAGCAACTGCATCACAATCTGTTAGCAATAATACTTTTACAAAAGTTACTTTAGGAACAGAGGATTTTGATACAAATAATTGTTTTTCATCATCAAGATTTACGCCAAATGTAGCTGGATATTATCAATTAAGTGGAAGTGTTTACTGCACAAATAGTAGTGGCAACATGACACAAGCTAGATGCAACATTTATAAAAATGGGTCAGATGAGGTGTATGGTGGCGTTTATTTATTGAATGCGACAGGAAGCAACAACACAGACAGTATTGCTACTGTTACAGGATTAGTTTATTTAAATGGTTCTACTGATTATGTTGAACTTTACGGATTTATAGGCGGTTCTTCAGTATCACCATCGTTTGCTGGTTCTGCAATTTACACAGTATTTTCAGGTTATTTGGCGAGGGTTGCATAATGACTTTATACGACAAAATAATGGCTATTTATCCTAGCCTAACAGACAAAGATTTTTGGACTGTAATTACTTTACAAAACGATGGCAAAGGCGATTACATTGCCAAGTGGGAACACCCAACATTGCCACGACCAACAGATGAGGAGTTAGCATAATGTTTTATGTTTACGAGCATATTCGTAAAGATACTAACATTCCTTTCTATGTTGGAAAGGGTAAGGACTATCGTGCCAACTCCAAACAAAATCGCAACATTTATTGGAAGCGTGTTGTTGAAAAAGCAAACGGCTACACCATCAATTATTTAGCCAAAGACATTGACGAAGAACTCGCCTATTTGTGCGAGCAAGAACGCATTGACCAGTTAAAGCGACTAGGTTACAAACTTGCTAATTTGACTGTTGGCGGTGAAGGTGCGGGTGCTGGTGAATTGCATCATATGTGGGGTAAGCCACACCCACAAAAAGGCATTAAAAGACCTTGGCTCAGAGAACGCTATCTTGGTGAAAATAACCCGCAATGGGGTAAACCAAGTGCAATGAAAGGTATTCCAAAACCAAAAGGTAAGGACAGCCCGTTATATGGTCGCAAAAGACCCGAAGGTGGTGGTAAGAAACCGCAACCAATTTTGGCTACAAAAGATGGAATAGAACTAAAATTTAATTCTATTGCTGATGCTTCAAGATTTTTAAATTGCAGTCGTTGGTCTATTAGAAAGTCTTGCAACAAACAACAGGAGTTTGGTGGCTATGTTTGGAAATATATTAAGGAACAAGTATGACTACAATCATTAACGGCAGTTCGCCATCTATAACTTTTTCTGATGGCTCGGCACAAACAAGTGCTACAAGACCATTCCTCAACCGCATCATCAATGGTGCGATGGTGATTGACCAGCGTAATGCTGGTGCTAGTGTTACTCCTACAGTTGGTGGAGTATATCTTTTAGACCGCTACATTTTTTCTCTTAGTCAAAGCTCAAAATACAGTGTTCAACAAAATGCTGGTTCTGTAACACCGCCAACAGGTTTTACTAACTATTTAGGCATTACTTCTTTATCTGCTTATACAGTAGGGTCTAGTGAACTCTTTTTGTTTACTCAATCTATTGAAGGTTTTAATACAGCAGATTTAGCATGGGGAACTGCAAGTGCATCATCAGTAACTCTTAGCTTTTGGGTTCGTAGCTCATTAACTGGAACATTTGGTGGAACTGTCAGCAACTCAGGTGATACTCGTGTATATCCATTTACATACACAATTAGTGTAGCAAATACTTGGGAATATAAAACAATTACTGTTGCTGGTGACACAAGTGGAACTTGGTTAACCAATAATGGAATTGGCATGAATGTACGCATTGGTTTAGGAGTTGGTTCTTCTCTTAGCGGAACTGCTGGTGCTTGGACTGGTTCTACTGTATATAGTGCCACAGGTGCAACATCCGTAGTCGGCACTAACGGAGCAACCTTCTACATCACAGGAGTTCAGCTTGAGGTAGGCTCTACAGCTACTAGCTTTGATTACAGACCTTATGGAACTGAGTTGATGCTTTGCCAACGCTATTTTGCAAAACTTACTTATGATGGTACTGGTGGTGAAGTTTTAGTAGGCATTGGCATTCAATCTTCAACTACAGATGCTTGGAATTATGTTAAATATCCAGTAACTATGAGAACTGAGCCAACGGCAAGTATTTCAAGTTTGCAATTAAGCAACTTTAGAAGTTTTTCATCAGATGCTACGCTTACTGCAATATATGCTGGATACGATTCAGGAACTGTTCGTTGTAGCATGGCGGCATCAGGAACAACAGATGCGGCTATATTTTTGCAAATTAAAAATAATACAGCAGGATTTTTAGCACTTTCAGCGGAGTTATAAATGTATAAACTATCACCTAATTCGTGGGATGGAAGCCCAACAAAAAGTGTATTACGTTTATCCGATGGTGCTTGCATACCATTCGCACCCGACAACACAGACTACCAAACCTTCAAAAGAGAAGTCTTAGCTGGTGCAGAACTGCAAGATGCCGATGGGAATGTGATGACACAGGCTGAAGCAGATGCCTTTATAGCCACGCTGCCATAAGGAGAGATCATGGGAATCAATGCCTTTACCAAGACTGGCAACACAGTAACTTTCCTAGCGAATACTACGCAACCAGCACCCGTTCAATGCCTATCATCAACGCTTGGTGGTAACCAGTATCGCATTATTAATACGAGTTCTAATGTAATCGTTTTTTTGGCGTATGGCACAACTTCTGCGGAAGCCAATGCAAACTGTCAGATTATTACCAGTTCGCAAAATGCTTTACCTATACTGCCAACAACCGATGAAATTTTAACTTTTGTACCCAATGCGTATTTCACAGGAATTACGGCTTCTGGCAACGCAACAATTTACATCACTCCTGGTGATGGACTGTAAGGAAAATAAATGCTCAAGGTCGCTGGATCAGGTGGTGGTGGTGGCGTAGCGGGTGGTGTCATTTATCGTGGCACATGGGATGCTGCGACTAACGATCCTACGCTTACTTCTAGTGTTGGCACTAAAGGCGATTACTATGTAGTTTCCGTTTCAGGTAACACCAATCTTAATGGCATCACAGACTGGGTAGCTGGCGATTGGGCGATCTTTAACGGCACGGTTTGGCAAAAAGTCGATAACACCGAAGTCGTTTATGTCAGCAATGTAGCAACAGGCACAGGCTTAACGGGTGGTCCAATTACCACTACAGGCACTATTTCAATTGCCAATACGACTGTTACGGCTGGTGTGTATGGTAACGCTAGCGAAGTCGCTCAAGTTACCGTTAATGCTCAAGGTCAGATTACTGGCGCTTCCAATGTCGGTATTGCAATTGCCGTAGCCAATGTATCTGGAGCAGTACCTAATACTATTAATGTGCTTGCTGGCACAGGATTATCAGGCGGTGGCGCACTCACATCCAATGTCACTTTAGCAATTGCAAACACGACAGTATCAGCGGGGAACTATGGATCATCTACTGAAGTCGGTACATTTACTGTTGGTGCTGATGGTCGTCTTACTGGTGCTAGTAATGTCACAATATCTGGAACTTCCCCTGGCGGTAATGCTGGTGGTGACCTTAGTGGCACTTACCCCAATCCTAGTCTTAATGTTTCTGGCGTTATAGCTGGCACTTATGGTAATGCAACCAATGTAAGCCAGATAGCTGTTGACAGTAAAGGGAGAGTTACAAGTGCATCCAATGTTACGATTTCTGGTGTTAGTCCTGGTGGTAGCGCTGGCGGTGATCTTTCTGGTACTTATCCAAATCCTTCGCTTAACACTACTGGGGTTATTGCGGGTATCTATGGAAATGCAACAACTGTTAGCCAAGTTACGGTTGATGCAAAAGGTAGAGTAACTACGGCTGCCAATGTCAGCATTAGCCTAACCAATGCCAACCTACAAAACGCTAGTACCACCCTTGGTAACACCACATTAACCCTGGGCAGCACCGAAACTGCCGTAGGTAACTTAACCCTAAACAACACTACCATTACTAGCGGTAACGCCAATGTAACGCAAGTAACTGCTATGAATGGCTTGTTTTACAACTCCAATACTGTTAGCTCAAACGCTACCGTTGGCTCTGGCTATAACGCCATGTCTGCTGGCAATGTTACGGTAGCCAATGGTGTAGTTGTTACCGTTTCTTCTGGATCACGATGGGTAATTATTTAATGGAAACTGCACAATTTTTAATTGACGAAACAAGGGCAAAACTCAATACCCATGAAGCGGTATGTGAATTACGCTATGACAGCATTTGTGCCAGATTAAAGCGTATTGAGCAGATTTTGATTGGTTCGGCAGCTTTTATTGTGGCTTCTTTGGCTGCTATTGCCTTAAAGATAAACTAATGAACTTTGAAACGCTTTCTACCGTCAAATTTGGGGATGTTGATTCCCTAGGAGAGTTCCTTTTTGAGAACGGTACGCAACATAAGCTGTTTCAAGAAACCTTTATGGACTTAGGAATCTCTGTACCCATTTATCCAATCACCGATGCTAGCGTGGACAACCTAGATGACTGGTTATTGGCTCACCAAGTCGAACATCAAGCGTTTTCAACCCTTTTAGGGCTGAATAACCCCTTTAATATGCTCGATGTGGACTTCAATAATGAGGAAGATTTCTACGATTGGATCGCTTCACACCTCTATATTCATCAACAAATTGCTGCTGGACTAGGACTATAAACTATGGCTACGAAACCACTCTCCCCCTCCCCAGAAAAAATGGAAAATGACGCACCGCAACAAGCTGATACGGATGTCATGGATTTAATCAAGCGCAAAGAATCTCCAGAGCAATCTCCTGAGGTCTTAAAAGCAAAGAACGACTTACGCAGAATTATTAAGCAAGTAGGTATTGATCCAATGCGCATTGTGATGGCGGGTAAATATGCCGAAGAAGCCTTAACCAATCCCGCTATGTACCCTATTGCTATTGAGGTTGCAATTAGAGAAAATCTTATATCAGAGAAAGACATAGAACCAGGTGGGATTAATTACAAGTTATTAGCTGCTGGGATAACGGCTGGTAAGTTAACACAAGAGTTATTAGATGAAGGAGCGCTCTAATGGGTCAAGCTACACCTGTCATTCTTACCGTAGTAGCGGTAGTTGCTACTGTTTATGCTGGACCAGCCGTAGGAGCTGCCATTATGAATAGCATGGGCGTAGCTGGAGCTAGTGCAGCGGCTACTGCTGCTGTTGGTGCTGCTGCTATTAGTGGTGCAACTAGCGCTATCAATACTGCCGTAGCGGGTGGAAATATTGGAGATGTCTTAAAAGCGGGCGCAATTGGCGCTGCTGCGGGTGGCGCTGGAGGTGCTGCTGGCTCACAGCTTGGTGCTGGTGCAAGCGCAGCGGCTAGAGGTGCTGTATCTGGCGCTACTAGCGGTGCAGTAGGATCAGCTTTGCGTGGTCAAGATGTTGGGCGTGGCGCACTCATAGGGGGTGTTTCTGGCGGTGTAGCGGGTGCTGTAACAAGCGGTCTTACAGATACCAGCATTGGTGATGTCGAAGCCCAAGAAGGTGGATTTTATGGAGAAGAAGGCGTTGCTGGAACAAGCACAGGACTTAGCCCAGAATTAGCCCGTTTTGTGGGTAGCGGTGTTGGTCGTACAGCAGCTCAATTAACAGCGCAAAACTTAGCACCATCTCCAACAGGCAGACAAGCTGAACCGTCATCAGGTCAAGTGTCAACCCCACCACCCATGGGGGATGCAACCACTACAGGGCAACCATCACCAGGATCATCAGCATTAGCCCAAGCGCTAAGAGCTGGCTCTCCCGTGATCGGTGGCGGTGGAGAACAAACTACTGGTCGACCAGTTTGGAATATTGCTTCATTGCGTGTTAAAGACGAAACAGGGAGTTAATCATGGCTAAACTTTTAATGAAATCTCTGAGTGCTGATTTGCCAGCATTAGCAGAGTTAATCCGTTCTCAAGGTCGTGGAAGGGATACGGTTTTAGCCCACATTACCCCTCAAGAAGCAGCTCTTTTAAAGAAGCGTGGTGGCTCTGGAACAATGAATCCGTCAACGGGATTGCCTGAGTTTCAAGAAGATTATGGTGTTGATTACAACTATGATGTTGAAGCTCAACCAGGCGGCTTTTATGGTGGTGAAACTCCAACTGGTGAACAGTTTTATCAAACCTATCAACCTACGGATTTATACCCGCCTGAAATATTTGCACAACCTACTGGAATGACTGGATTTACGCCAGCGCCAGGAGTAGATCAAGATATTTTTCAATTACGAGCGCAAGAGCAATTACCCGCATTTGGTGGTGATGTAGAAGCGCAAGAGGGTGGTTTTTATGGTGGTCGGACACCAACTACTGCCGAGTTTGCAAGAACTCAGCCAGGTTTTGAAGAAGCTGTTGCGCCATCCAAAGGTGTACTGGATCGCTTGGGTATTAGCGAAAAAGATTTACCTCGCCTTGGTTTGGGTGCATTGCTAACAGGCGGCTTAACTGCTCAAAACCTTTCTAGAACACGCCAAGCACAGGAACAAGCCCAGGCTTCAAGAGCAGAAATGGAAGCTCTTGGCAGACCATATCAGCAAACTGGCGCACAACTTAGGGGTGCTGCCGAGCGTGGCGAACTAAGCCCAGTCAACCGCCAAATATTAAATGCTGCTAGAGCGCAACTTCAACAAGGTGTTGCAACCCGTGGTGGTGTTGGCACAGCTCAAGCTCAAAACCAAATAGCTGATTTAACTCAGCGTTTGGTTCAAAACCAATTTGACCTA